TTCAGAAAATGCTCAAAGCAAATGGATTAATGGGAAAGAAATAAAATAAATAAAACATGGCAAACATTTCTGAAGATGCAGTAAAGGGTTATTCACCTTCTGATATAATCAAGGCAGGAATAACAAGTTATCTGCAACAAAATAAGAATATTAGTGTCAAAGATCTTCTTACTAAGAAGAGTAGGGAAAAAGCTGGAAATCAATTGAGGTCTACTTTGAAATCAACCACACTTGATACAGGTCAAAATTTGATTAATACTTTGAGAAAGGAAGAAGTATCTCGTAGAAAAAAACCTTCTGCTATAAGAAAGAAGAAGGCACTTGATGCTGCTCTAGAAAAACTGAAAAAGAGAAAAGCATCATTGAAAGAAGGTGAGGCAAGGTTTGATAAACTTGTCAAGGCTATTAAACAATCTCAAACATCTGTAAAACAAGATGTAAAACTTAAAAAGATTGCTGCTAAAGTTAGGGGCATCAGGGAGATGGTTAGTAAGATGAGAGCATCTGACTATAGATCACCTGGTAAAACTATTGATGTAAAAGCAAGAGAGAAAGGTGGTGATATTACCACACGCAATTCTAGTATTGCTAAACGTGATGATAAAGGTTCTACACTAGCTACTCGTGGTACAAGGAATACTGAAGTGAAAGATAAAAGAGATCCAAAACCTTATAGAAAAGGTGGGAAGTTCAAAGGACCATCAAAAGAAAGAATAGGAGCAATTGCTAAAGGTGTACACTCAGCTGTAAAGAAAGTAGGATCATCAGTATCGAAAGCATACGGAGATTCTAGTTGGAGTGGACCTAGAGCAGGCTAAATTATGGCAGCAAAAAGTGACATCTATCTTGGTAATCCGAATCTAAAGAAGGCTAATACACAAACCGAATTCACTAAGGAACACATTGCAGAGTTCCTCAAGTGTAAGGCTGATCCAGTTTATTTTACAGAGAAGCATATAAAAATTGTTAACGTTGACGAAGGTTTAGTCAGCTTTAACATGTATAAGTTTCAAAAGAAACTTATTGAAAATTTCCATAAGAATAGATTCAATATCTGTAAAATGCCTCGGCAGACTGGTAAGTCTACAACTGTAGTATCTTACTTACTCCATTACGCAATATTCAACGATAACGTCAATATTGGAATCCTCGCAAACAAAGCAGCAACTGCTAGAGATCTACTCGGAAGATTACAACTGGCATATGAGAACTTGCCGAGTTGGATGCAGCAGGGTATCATCGCTTGGAACAAAGGGTCGATGGAACTGGAAAACGGTTCCAAGATCATAGCAGCATCTACATCAGCATCTGCTGTTCGAGGTATGTCTTTCAATATCATCTTCCTTGATGAGTTTGCATTCGTGCAGAACCACTTGGCAGATGATTTCTTTGCGTCTGTTTATCCTACTATATCCTCTGGTAAATCTACTAAGGTTATAATAGTATCTACCCCACATGGTATGAATCACTTCTACCGAATGTGGCATGACGCTGAACGAGGGCAGAACGAGTACACTGCAACAGAAGTTCATTGGTCTGAAGTACCAGGCCGTGATGCAAAATGGAAGAAACAAACTATAGCAAACACTAGTAAACAACAGTTTGCTATTGAGTTTGAGTGTGAGTTTCTGGGTTCTGTTGATACTTTGATAGCAGCATCAAAACTAAAAGCATTAGTATATGAAGAACCAGAAGAGCAGAATGGTAAATTAAATGTATATGAAAAACCGTATGCTGGAAGAGATTATATTATTACTGTGGATGTGGCAAGAGGTATCTCGAAAGATTATAGTGCCTTCATAGTTGCTGACATTACAGAGTTTCCATATAAAATTGTAGCAACGTATAGAGACAACGAAGTCAAACCTATGGTATTCCCTTCTATTATTGAAGAGGTTGGTAGAGCATATAATAATGCTTATGTGTTATGTGAGGTAAATGATATTGGGGATCAGGTAGCAGCTATTTTATTCTATGATCTTGAGTATGAAAATCTATTGATGGTTGCTATGAGAGGAAGAGCAGGTCAGATAGTAGGTTCTGGATTTTCTGGTGTCAAAACTCAGTTAGGTGTGAAGATGAGTACGACTACAAAAAAAGTAGGATGTTCTAACTTGAAAACTTTGGTAGAAGAAGATAAACTTACATTCTGTGATTATAATATCATCAGTGAACTTACTACATTCATACAAAAGAAGCAATCATTCGAGGCAGAAGAAGGTTGTAATGATGACCTTGCTATGTGTTTGGTTATATTTTCATGGTTGGTAGCACAGGATTATTTCAAGGAGATGACTGATCAGGATGTAAGAAAACGTATATACGAAGAACAAAAGAATGCTATAGAACAGGACATGGCTCCATTCGGATTTGTGTGTGATGGATTTGATGATGAGATAGAACAAGTAGATTCTAATGGAGATAATTGGAAGGTAGATGAGTATGGAGATCGTTCATATATGTGGGATTATACATTATGAAACCAAGATGCTTAGAAGATAAGTTTCTTGGATGGAGTGCTACAGGAGAATTGTTACCTTGCTGTTGGTACGATAATCCAAACAAGGAATATATAAAAGAGTTATTACAGGAAAAGTTTAGACTATCGTATGACAATACGGTTGAAGATGTTTTGAACTCTAAGGAGTGGAAGGATTTCTTCGATAAAGTAAAGAACGATCCTGAGTCTCTTCCTCCAATTTGTCATAGGTATTGTGGATAAATTTTATGGAATTAATTTAGATATAACTTATCTTTGTTCTTTAAAATGTCCTGGTTGTGCTAGGCAAAGATATACAGATGGTAAGAATGGTTTTCAAGATTTAGTCACTGGTGGTCCTGTGCCTGGTAGACATATGACCTATGAGGAGATGGATGTTGTTAGTGATTATTTTCAAGGAATAACTTTTTGCGGTACACATTCTGACCCACAGTTTCATCCGCAGTTTCATGAGTTCTTACAATTATGTGTTGATAAGAAAAGAACTATACAAGTTCATGTTTCTGCTACATCGCAAAAAAGTTCTTGGTGGACAAAAGCATTTCAAATATCAAAGGGTGGAAACGTTGAATGGGTGTTTGGTATAGATGGCAAACCAGAAGATAGTCATAAGTATAGAAAAAATCAAAATGGTAAGTTTTTATATAATATGATGATACGTGCTGCTGCTATGGGATTAAAAACTACATGGCATTATATCGTATTCAATTACAATGAGAATGATGTAGAGGAATGCCAAAGAGATGCAGAAAATAGAAATATAACCTTTGTAAAAATAGTATCTTGTAGGTGGTGGACTGAAGATTTGATTGCATTGAAACCTTCAAAAGAGTATGTTGAGGAGTCTGAGTTAGGTATGAAAAGGTCAGTTGGTGTAGTAAAAGATAAGTCAAGGTTGATATAGCAGTCAAAAAACCTAAATAATTTCAGTCAAAAGTTCGGGTACTGCAGGGAGTTAGAATGGCACTTCGATTAGCATCTCCAGGTATTTCAGTAAGAGAGGTTGACCTTACTAGGGGTGGCGTAGACTTTACACTCAACGTCGTTGGTGGTATTGCTGCTCCTTTCCGTAAAGGGCCTGTCAATGAAATAACCAGAATTAATAATGAAAAACAGTTAGTTGATACATTTGGGGAACCAGGTGTAGGTACAACTGACTTCCATTACGAAGCATGGTATGGAGCATCTAATTACTTATCTTATGGTGGTAAGTTAGATGTTGTACGTGTTGGTGGTGGAGATCTAAACACAGCAAACGCTGCAGTAGGTCAAGCAAATTTAAACAGTCTTCGAGTAGATAGTTACGAAGATTATGTCAACAATCAGGCAGATGATACCACTTGGTACTTCTCTGCTAGAAACCCAGGTCATTGGGCAGAAAACGTAAAGGTTGCAGTTATTGATAACGCTGCTGACCAAATAATTACAGGTGTTACCACAACTAACTGGGCAGTTGGTTACGGTGTTACACAATCTCTAACAGGTGTTACAGTTGGTGTTGGTACAACAGCAGCCGCAACTGGAATGCTGAAAGGTATTATTTCTAACATCGGTGCTGGCACTATAGATGTTCGAGTAGTAAGTAAAGTTGTTGGTGGTGTAGAGACTCTCGTAAGTTATCAAGAAGGTTCTCAGTTAGAGTTCAAGACTGGAACTGGTAATTTAGTTGGTATCAACTCATCAAGTACGGATAACGTAGGAAATAGATTTACTCCTGCTGCTGGTACTATAAGTGATTGGTACACAGCACAGAATATTCTAACAAGTGTTGCAGACGGTGGTTCTGATATTGTTACTCTTCCTTGGAAGGCAGTATTGAATAAACCACAGACAAATGATTATGTCACAAAGAGAGATGGAGCAAACGATGCTCTTCACATTGTGCTTGTTGATGCAGGTGGCGGTGTTACAGGAGATGTAGGATCTGTTCTAGAAAAGCATTCTAACTTATCTAAAGGAAAGGATGTAACTCAGTCTGGTGGTAGAGCAATTTACTACAAAGATTATATTGCAGATAATTCAGACTTTATTTTTGCAGGTGCTTCACCTACAAATGGAACTGATACTCATTGGGGTACAGAACCATTACCATCTGGATTCAGTAGCGGTTTCGTTGCTGTAACAGATAACGCTGGAGCATGGGGTCAAGAAGCAAAAGACCTCAAGTTCTCATCTGTCGGTAACAAAGTCTACACTCTAACAGGTGGTAAAGATTACACAGGTATTGGACTATTTGATGCACCACTCGGTGATATTCTGAATGGTTACGATAAGTTTGCTGATCCTGTAGACAGTGACATTAGATTCTTACTTCAAGGATCTGCTCACAAGACAAAAGAAGAAGAGCAAGCAAAAGCAAATAAGATGATCCAGATTGCTGAAGGCAGGAAGGATACAGTTGCTGTTATTTCTCCTTACAGAAATGCAACAGTCAACGTTGCTAGTGCTACAGACCAGTTAGACAATGTTCTATCATTCTTCGCACCAATAACTTCATCATCATACGCAGTATTCGATTCTGGTTATCAGTACGTATACGATAGATTCAATAAGAAATTTATCTACATGCCTATGTCCAGTGACATTGCTGGATTGATGGTTAGAACTGATAGAGATCAATTCCCTTGGTTCTCACCTGCTGGTACAGCAAGAGGTGGTCTAAACTTCACAGTAAAATTAGCATTCAATCCTGGTCAGGATTCTAGAGATAGACTTTACTCTCAAAGAGTAAATCCAGTTATCTCTCAAGCTGGTCAAGGTGTAATTCTATTCGGTGATAAGACAGGACTTTCATATGAGTCTGCATTTGATAGAATCAACGTAAGAAGACTATTCATTACAATCGAAAAGGCAATCGAACACGCTGCTAAAGCAGCATTGTTTGAACTCAACGATGTGACTACAAGGTCAAACTTCATCAACGTTGTTGAACCATTCTTACGTGATGTTCAGGCAAAGAGAGGAATTCAAGACTTCCTACTTATTTGTGATGAAACAAATAATACACCTGACGCTATTGATCGTAATGAATTCCTTGCTGACATTTATGTCAAACCTGCACGTTCGATCAACTTCATCGGACTAACATTCGTAGCTACACGCACTGGAGTATCCTTCAGTGAAGTTGTAGGAACTGTGTAATAGGAGACCCCCACAATTATGGCATTAGACAAGAACATTTTTTCAGTCGAGAATAATGAAAGAACAATCGATTCTTTCAAGAATAGATTGCAACAGGGTGGTGCTCGACCCAACCTGTTTGAGGTATCCTTAGCATTTCCCGAAGAAGTGGAAGTAAATGAGGATGTAAAAAAAGATGATTTTAGAATGTTGATCAAGGGTGCTCAGTTACCTGCATCAAACGTTGCTGAAGTTGTTGTTCCTTTCAGAGGTAGACAACTCAAAGTTGCTGGAGATAGAAGGTTTGATCCTTGGACAATTACTGTAATCAACGACGGTGACTTCTTGATAAGAGAAGCAATGGAACGTTGGGCTAACTACATCATCAAAGTAACAGACGGATCTGGTACTATCGAACCTCGTAAGTACATGGCTGATCTTACAGTCAGTCAATTAGGAAGATCTCCAATCATTTCACAGAATGCATCTGGAGTAGAAAACGCTTCTAAGTTGACAGTGCTGAGAAGTTATGTAATGAAGGGTTGTTGGCCATCTAATGTAAGTGCATTAGACTTATCTTACGACACACAAGATACCATTGAAGAGTTTCAGGTTACATTCCAAGTACAATACTGGGAAGCATATGATGCTGGTGGAAACAATTCCATCGTTTAGTGGTATAATAAATAGGTCAATAAAGGCAAACTGATATTATGGCAAAACTCTTTGGATTCTCTATAGAAGATGAGTCCAAGAAATCTAAAGGCATAGTCAGTCCTGTTCCTCAAAACAATGAGGATGGGGCTGACTATTATCTGTCTACGGGTTTTTATGGACAGTATGTAGACATCGAAGGTGTTTTCCGTACTGAGTTTGATATTATAAAAAGATATCGTGACATGGCATTACACCCTGAGTGTGATACTGCTATTGAACACGTTGTCAATGAGGCAATAGTATCTGATCAAAATGATTCTCCAGTAGAGATAAATTTAGACAACCTAAGTGTTAGTGATAGTCTAAGAAAAGTAATAAGAGATGAGTTCAAAGGTGTAAAAGATTTACTTGATTTTGATAGTAAGTCTCATGAGATATTTCGTAACTGGTACGTAGACGGTAGACTTCATTATCATAAAGTTATTGATATGAAGAAGCCTGATGAAGGTATTCAGGAACTAAGATTTATTGATGCTCTCAAGATAAAATTGATGAGGATCCAACCCAAGAATGAGAAGGGTGCTAAGGGTGCTGAAGGCATTCCCGTTTTACCATACTCAGGGGAAACAACAGTAAACAAAGATGCTAAGGTAGTAGAATTTTATACCTATTATCCGCAAGGTATGGCACAGAGATATGGTTCTGTTGCTGGTAAGGGTGTAAGAATAGCAAAGGATGCTATAACTCATGTCCATTCTGGTTTAGTAGATAGAAATAAAAAACTAACATTATCATACTTACATAAGGCAATCAAGGGTCTCAACCAATTGAGAATGATTGAGGACTCTCTTGTTATCTACAGATTATCAAGAGCACCCGAAAGAAGAATATTCTACATTGACGTTGGTAATCTTCCAAAGGTAAAAGCGGAACAATACTTACGTGATGTAATGAGTCGCTATAGAAACAAACTTGTATATGATGCAAACACAGGAGAAATAAAAGATGATAAAAAATTCATGTCAATGCTCGAAGACTTCTGGTTACCAAGAAGGGAAGGCGGTAGAGGAACTGAAATCTCTACGCTCCCAGGTGGACAAAATCTTGGAGAACTTAGTGACATCGAGTACTTCCAAAAGAAACTCTACCGTGCATTAAATGTACCTGAGTCACGTATTGGTGATACTGGTGGATTCAACTTAGGTAGATCTTCTGAGATTCTACGTGACGAACTTATGTTTAGTAAGTTTGTTGGTAGGTTGAGAAAGAGATTTAGTGGTCTCTTCTTAGATCTATTGAAAACACAATTGGTTCTAAAGAACATTGTCACCCCAGAAGATTGGGCTAAGATGTCCGAGCACATACAGTTTGACTATGTGTATGACAATCATTTTGCAGAACTAAAAGATCATGAGTTGATGACTGAACGTCTAAACATCATGGTTGCTATTGAACCATATATCGGTACATACTATTCTAGAGATTATGTCAAGCGTAAAGTCTTACGTCAGACTGATGAAGAGATAGAAGAGATGTCACAAGAGATGGAAGAAGAGAATGCACAAGGTGTAGGTCTTCCATTGGAGCAACAGAATATGATGTTGCAAGCAGGTATAGAAGCAGAGATGCCACAGACTAATGGTAACGGTAACGGTGGTGGTGCTAAAACTAACTTAGGTAAAACTCCTAAGGAACCTGAAGCACCA